TAATCGCGTCTTCGATGATTGGCATCACCTGAGACGAAAACTCTTCGTCAAAGTCTGGGTTATCCGTACCATCAGCGTTTTTACTGTTGAGCTGCGGGTACGTTTCAAGTAGCCCGGTGAGTGTGTCGTAGGCAGCAACGGAGCTTTCCATGACCTCACGAGCGGCTTTTTCCTGATATTCCTTCAGCTCTACTTGGCGATTAACCTCAGCGTCGCGCTCAGTTTTGCGCTGGTCGTAACCATCCTTCCATCGACGATAAGCCAGTTCGGCTTCGTCGTCAGTGAGGTCAAGAATGTTCCCCTCGTCGTCACGGACTTTTTTGAAGTCCTCTAGTTTATACTCGGGGTCTTTTTGGTCAATTTTCGACTGCTCTTGGGCGATGGTAGCTTCTTGCAGTTTTTTCTCTGCAGCCTCGGCGCGGTCAAGGGCTTCTTTGCGTTCAGCGGCGAGACGCTGCATTCGAGCCTCTACTGCTGGGTTTGATTTTCCTGGGCGTTTAACACCTTCTTCATCAAGCTCTTCCTCTTCCGCCTCTGTGCCCTTGTCGTGTGCTTCTTGTCCAAGTCGTTCAGCTCGCTGCTCAGCACTTTCTTCGCGTCCTCGCTCAGCATCTCCTTTGCCATCGGATTCAGTCTTGCGAACTCCACCGTCAGCCTCTTCTGGTTTATCTGGTACTTTCTCTGAATCTTTGCCGACTTCCGAGCCCTTCTTGTCAGGATTATTTCGTGAATCGCCATCTTTATCTGAAGCAGGTGCATCTTTCGATTTACCTTTGTCGTCAGCGTCTTTTTCTTTTTTCCCAGAATCGGAATCTCCTGCTGGGTCTTTCTTATCGTCTTTAGCTCGAACGTCAGTGGACTTAGGTCGTCCTTTAGCTGCGCCAGTGGGGACAGGAGCGGTGATGCCAAGGTCTTCATAAAGTGACTTAACTTCTGCAGAGGTCGGGTCGACTCCTGGAATTCCTTCTGGTGCGCTGATTGCGGCTTCTTCGATAATTTCTTGTTCGTCGTCATTGATGATTTCTCCTGTCATGATTTACCCTCTCTTATAATTTTGTGCCCAGATATAGTTTTTGTTGTTTTTTGGTGTTACTCGAATTGTACTATAGCGCTTGGGTTAGCGCAATAGTTGAAATGTTTATTTTTATATAAACACGGATAACCCTCCGTCGCTTGATTTTTTACCCCCAAGAGTCAGCTCCGCCTCCATAAATTTATTAAATCGAGCCAGCTTTGCGTCTTTGGTTTCGACTTTATCGGGGTCGCTCTTGACGTGTGCCGCCGAAAAAACATTCTGTGCGGTAATGCGGTATTTGTTAATTGCCTGCGCCATATAGCAAAGCGAGTCCACTGTGTCTGAGTAACCGCCGACGTGAGTCGGTTTGCTCGACCAGATATGCAACTTCTCGTTCCACTCGTACTCAAGCTTATCGAGACACTCGACGATACGGGTGAGGCGTTCGTCAATTCGTAGCCCCCCGAAAACGCGGCGCAGTTGGTTCAGCTTATCCTCAATACGGTTCGGCTTGTTCAAAATAATTGTGTTCGTGATGCCTTCCTTGGTGAGCACCTGTTTATAGCTCTCGTTGCGAGCACCCTTAACGTGCGCGGCATCGTGTGGCAAGAAGTGGGTGTGGATACTCCAACCCCGCTCCTTCCATTCGCCAATATACCAAGTGACATCCTCGTTGCGGTTCTCGATATGGTCGAGCACAGTCGGAAAGCCATTTTCATCAACCTGGAACAGCACGATAGAGGTGTAGTCGGCGTTACCCAAGTCCCATGCGGCGTAGCACGGCTGGTCTTCGACGATATTGAGCATTGAGAGACGACCTTCGTCCTTCATAATTTTAGCGAGCGCACCGAATACCGAACCGGAGTTTGGCGAAATCCAGCTGGTCATATACTCCTGCTGATAGAGCGCGTCATTGCCGTATTTGCTGATAATCTTTAGCCGCTCCATTTCAAGGAAGCCCTTCGCCATATACTGAGCGACCTCTGGCATTCCACAGTGCATGTTGCTGTAAAAAGCGAACTGAGGGTGAGCGAGTGCAAATTGCACCTCTTCGTAGAAGTGGTTTTTGCCGCGAGGGGTAGAAATCATCAAGCGCCAGCCGCCAGTTTCCGCGAGCATGGCGGTAATGAACTCAATCGAAGCTGGGTTCAAGACGGCGTACTCATCGAAGACCACGCCCATCAGACCGGTACCGACGAGCTTGTCGGCTTTGTTAATACCGACGAGCTTGATGACGGAGCCATTGGTCAGCTCAATTTCCATCTTCTGTGAGTTCATCCTCACCACCATGTCGGGTGGAATCATATCGAGGAACTTTACCCCCTTGGACGTCATCGCTATCCAAATGTCATTATAGGCGGTCGAGTAGTTGTCGAAGGCATACCAATACGTCCCCGGCTTTTGAATCGCCTCGCGGACAATCAGTGTCCAAGCAAAAAGAGATTTCCCGGCACGACGCGACCAGCAAAGGACGATAAATCGGATGCCGTTATCAAACGCCTTTAGTACCGCCTTCTGGTACGAGCGCATTACAATGCCGGCGCCGATTTTCAAAAGTGACATTAGACTGTATACCTCACCCCGTTAGAGTAAAGCCTGTGCTCTCTATCCCAAGTACTTGTTCTCTGGCGACGGCAAATTATGCACCCTCGCATGTTTTTGTACACGTACAGATTGTCCCCATATAACGGATGCCCATTCTTGCAGGCAGTTCTGTTTCGGTTGACAACAGAAATGCCCGTGCTTCTCAAAATATTCTCTTGGATAGTAACAATTTCCATATGCTCGACATTGATACACGGAGGGTTTCCACACAAGTGGTCGACAGTCATGCCTTCGGGTATTTCGCCGATAAGTAGCTCGTACATTACACGATGAGCGCGTTCACGCTTGCCGTCAACCAATGTCGTCCAGTTGCCATAGCCATTAGGCGTTGCACCCCTAGCCCAGAGCATACATTCATCTGTACTAACCTTGCTCATCTTGCGACTCCTCCTCTTCCTTTTCGTCCCAGTGCTCATTGTTCATATGGTTGGTCAGTGCACCCTGCGAGTAATACACTAACCAACAATATGGGCAAGGACACGCTTTGTGCTGGTTGCCATCATGTTTGCCACTCATACAACCGCCTGCGTTTCGATATACCATACACCGTCTTCACCGAGTTTGGCTTCGTACGGAGCCACGTCAGCCCAGTTTTCGAGCACAATGGTATCTTCACCGTCTAGGCGGATGACATCAGCCACCGCGCCATCGAGATAGTCAAACAGCATCATGATTGCAGCGAGGTTCGCACCCTTTATGGCGATGCCGTATAAATTAGCGACCATCACTTCAGCTACGGAGTAAGTGTCTTTTGCGTCGAGCACCTCGTAGGCATAATTGCGACCCTCGTCGCCAATCTTGTCAAGCATTTTACGAAGAAGAATACCGGGTGCATTCGCCTCGTCAATAATCACCTTCTCGTCGTAAATGGGTGCAACGCCCACCTCATCCTGAACTCTGTCGTCGACAAGCATTCTCGGCTGTTTTGTCTTGGCGTCAGGGAAAACTGTGCGGACAAGCGTCCGTTTAATCACCACCACCTTCTCGGGTTTACCGAGAATACGCTCGAAGGCGATTTTTATCGCCTTCACGTCGTCCTCTTCACAGCAGATGCGGATGAGTTCACCTACAACTGCTTGATTTGAGCTCAGTTTCAGAAGTCCACGGTGAAACTCGCGATATTTGAGCGGCAGAAAGTCGTTAAAGGAGTTTTGGAGCTTCTTTGACATGGTAGTACCTCTCTTTTAGTTTTTCACCGTAGTCAGCCCAATCAACGTCAAGAAAGTTTTTGCCATATTGTCGATTCAGCTCTGCGAAGCCTGACCGCATTTCATCTACTGTTTCTTTTGTTAGCATATATCGTGAAGCACCATTGTACACTTGTTGATATTCCGAGTAGGTCACAATGCGACCCTCGTCTACACATATTCTCGCATAAGTGTTAGCTTCTTTCAACCATAATACCCAGCCGTACATTTGGTAGTCGTCAATCGGTGGTCGCTCCACCTCACCCTTGGCGAGTTTAATGGCACAGTTTATGGCGTAATTGAGCCACGCCTGTTTGTCGGCGAGAATCAAGCGCTTCATTTGCCCGCCATCGGCGCGAGGGCTGATATAGGTGTAAAGGCAGAAGCGAACACGGTCAACAAGCGATTGTTCAAACGAAATCGTGCTCGGGGCGTTGGAAATCACCTCAATAAAGCCATAATTGGTCGTCTGGTAGATTTCAGACCCTTTCACCTCGACTTGAATCGGGTCGCCACTCGCCATAAGGTGAAGCGTCCCATAATTCTCGTTGTTCTGATTTTTAGCCCCCTTCGCGTCGGCGTCATACAAATAAGTCGTGTTGTCCATGTGCTGCGTATAAAACCGTCCCCAGTTGCGGCTCAAAGAAAACACACCAGCGCCCGAGCCGAGCACCTCCGCCAGCCCTTCAGCAAGCGTACTCTTCCCGGTACGGCTCTGTCCGAAGGAAAAAAGAAGACCGTGGTTACCTATGAGCGCTGACCCGACGCTCCAATCACGCACTTTTTGCTGAGACTCGTCCATCGTGTCGTACCATTTATGCCATGCCTCGCTCGGCTCATAATCTGGGGCATAGCTCAATTTAGAGCTGCGAGTTGTCGGGCTCGTGAGAAAACGCTCCTTAGAATAGTCGAGCTCGCCAGTGATGCCGTCCATCACGCAGTTGTCCATCTCAAAGTAGCGGCGGTTGTCAAAGTCAATCTCTGGTGCGTAGACCTGGAAATATTCCCAAAGCGCCTTCGTCCGATTCGTTGACCAGTTTGACTCCTGTAACTCGCGAAAAGTCGCCATCGCGTCGCGCCAAAACTCAATCTGCTCTGTGCGGCGGTATAATTTCCACTGATTGCCAATGCGAATTGCGAGCCCGTGCTCTGAGCGGCGGAGATAAAGTGGTGAGCGTCGCCCATTCAAGCAAGTGAAGTTGTCGGCAACCGACCTATAAAACCATTGTAATGTGTCCGCGTTGCGAACTGTCTCGGGCATAACCGGCAACTCGTCATTTGGTGTCGCCTGAATCGCCTTGATATCCTGGGCACTCTTTTTCAGCTGCTCCTCTTTGTAATCCGCCATCACTGCCTCACCTTCACGACGATTGAGCTGATGTTGCTCACCGAAATGCCGATTTCTGCACCCGACCGCACGTCGACCGTCTCAATAAATGCCTTCTGATTCTCTGTGTCGTCGGTGGTCAAGTCTTTCAGTAATTGTCTGCCAAGCTCGACCGAGATGTAATATGTGTCCTTATTCGTCATACTCACGAGTGCGTAAGATGAAAGTTGTTGTGTGCCCATTGCTTTTTATACCCCTATAATTGATGATTGATGATTTTGGCGTAGCTACCCGCTACTATTTGCGTCTGTTGGCGAACTCCTGCTCCTGCAGCTTCCGCTTCTCCCGATACTTTTTCTGGCGTCGGGCTTCTGCTCGCCGCTCGTCATCCGAGCGAGTCGCGCGTACTTTCCTATAATACTCCTGCCAGTATTTTTTGGTAGCCTCAAAAGCCTCGTCGTATGTGGAAAACTCCTCGTTCTCCCCGATAGGCACTTTCGTCGTTTTCCCTAGCACGCGAATAATCGCCTTCTCCGAGACCATAAGCAGATTCCCGTCGGCGTCCCGCTTATAGTCACGGTCAAAGTCATATGTCACGACCCTGACCCGCTCAGCGGAATACCTATTCGCAAATTGTAATAAGTCTTGCTCCATTTTATACTCCGGCTATATGACGATTGCTGTTGTCATAGTCGCGCACTGGTGTCTCAATCTCAACGCGCGGTGTCAATAAAATCGTGAGCGTCACGAGCCAGGCTGTTAGTAGCGCACCAATTATGACGATTACGATTAAGTTTGTTGTTTTCATAAAATTATCTCCTACAGCTTTTTAAGCTATCCCCATAGTATCACGCGGAGCACGAACTGTAAACACTTTTTTTATGTTGTTTTGAGTTATTTGTCGTGGGGGAATATGTGCGTATATATATAATATTATCTCTTCCCCTGCCGGTACCCCTCCCCCCTTGCCTTTACTATTGCCTGTATATATTTTCTTATATATTTTTATTTTTTATTATTGCTTATGTATACTAGCGCGTGCGTGTTGCCTAGCATAACGCTTCAACATATCATCAGACACGCGCCTATCGTGGCGTGCCCTCTCACGTCTCTTGCGTATTCTGAATCGTTCACTCACTTTAAGCTGTTGCCTGTCTATATCCTCTATATCACTTGCTATATCGTTGACTATATTGTATTGCATAATAAAACTATTATAACATATATTATTTTTACTACCCCTCTTTTTTATAACTTTATAAGAGAGTAAAAAGAAAATAAATAAATAATCCCAAAAAACTACCTTTATCTGTTAAATCCGTTATGATACCCAAAAAAAACTTTATTTTTTCACAAGAAAATAAACAAAAAAATAGGTATCATAACAAAATGCGTATTTTCTACAACACTTTTTCTATTTTCACCACCTCTGTTAATTTTTGCAAAATTCACAATATACCGATAATGTATAAAAATAAACCATAAAAGCATTGACGTACATGCTTTTTTTTGCTATTATTAATACATAACCAAAGCAAAGGTTACACCGAAAAGCACCTACACAATCCGCCAAAGTCTAAAAGATGAATTATACATAAATCATCACTTCACGGAAAAAGGTACTCAAGCACTAACCGCTTCAGTTATACACCTTAAAAATTTATCGCCATTTTGACCGTCCTAGTGAAAGTCTAAGCGTGTAAAGCCTGTAGCTCTATCGGAGCGTAAATCGACGGTTTGCCTCGTAAGCCTCGCACAATATGGAACGTCAGAGCGATAAATGATAAGAACCGCACATTTTACAATTACAACCGCACGAACGAGTCAGACGACGCAGCAATGCGTAGCAGTAGACAATCAAGGTATCTGACAGCAAATGCAAGCGTAATGCAGTAATCGACATTTAACAATTCGGCAAATGGAATCACAAGCAATCGAGTGCAGCATGGCTGTTACCACGAAATGCGGTTGCTTGTGGCTCAAATATTGATGACGATGGTATAAGTCCGAAGTGGCGACCACGGTCATAGTGTGGTTAATGGTAGCAAGGCAGAAAAGACATTAAAACAGCGTTCCTTGCAGGCACTTCGTCATCAATATTTGGGTTTTCTCTCACCCCTGATTAGGTGGACTATTCGGCGGTGAGAGCCAACGCAAAGGCTATTAAAAAAATAAACAAAGGAATATAAAATGCAAATCAAATCAGTAAAATTCGACAAACAAGGCAACATTAAAGCAGTGAAGTTTCAATAGTATGACAACTTTTCTCTTTATGATAGCAATAATTTTAATATGTGAAGGCGTTGAACGCCTCAAGAAACGGAGCAAATAACATGAGCGCATACATTATGAACGAAGACGAGATAAATATCATTGTCGGCTACTTTTTGAAGCCTCACAATTCAGGCGTTAATGGCACTGGTTTGTGGACTAAAATCGGCGACAATTATGACCATATCAACGCCGAGAACGCACGAGAAATCGGAAAAATTCTTTTCGATGAGAATGTTCGCAGCGTTGAGGGTCGTTACAATTCAAATGAAAATCACGAGTACTGTTTTCGCTTTATGGCAGGCGCTCACAAGCGACCAGTCGGCAATATTGCAGGCGCTCTTGATTGTTTAGAGTACCAGAGTTGTGAAAGCGACAACTGGCACGAAACAAATGCTTGGCACATTATTTGTGATATGCGTAAAGAATTATTAAAGGAAATTGCCGAAAAAGACGGCACTTATACCTGGGGGATTGAATAAAATGGCAACTTCAAGAATCAAACAAATGGAGAAAATTCAAGCGAAAGCAGCTAAACTCGCCGAAGAGGTGGAAGCCCTGAAAGATGAGTTCGAGGAGGCATTTGAAAATATGCCCGAAAATCTACAATATAACAGTGAAAAGGGCGAACGAGCTCAAGAGCGTATTAATGTCTTGGACACTTGGCAGATGGCACTTGACGAAATCGCCGAGGAAGGAATTGAATAATGAGTGAAGAATTAAAAGAGCAAATTAGGGACTTGGGTCACTATTACCGACAGCACAAAATCGCAAAAATGGTCAAAACTCATCCGAGCTTTGTCGCCGAAGACTTTGCGAAATTACTAGCAAAATTACACGTTGAAATGGAGCAAAAATAATGGAAACTTTCAAATACTCAAAAACAATTACAGGCGATGAAATCGACGACATAATGGACAGCGCAATGCGTGGTATTAGCTACTGGGCAGGCAGCGCCGACGTTGTGGGCGATTATCTCGGTAAATATGCAAGCGAGCAAATCAGTCGTGGCGGTAGAATTAAAATTTACGACGCTGAATCTGAAAAGACATATGTTCTAACTCGTGGTAAATTCCTAAAAGGCATGGGACTTTTCACAGGTAACACAGAACCAACCGAAATTGACGACCCAGCAGCTGATTCAATCATCCAACTGGCGTTGTTTGGAAGGGAGTTGTATTCATAATGAGTGATTCAATTTTAGAAACCTCACGCAAGCATGGCAAGGAAATGCACATTCTTGGACTCAAGCACTCGCTAGAAATGGCAAGGCTTTTCCGAGATTATGGCGACCAGCCAATCGAGCAGCTTATTAAGCACCTCGAAGATAAATTGACTGAAGAGTCAATGCCAGAGCATAGCCGTTTTGACCTTGAGCACATCAAAACTTGCGACGATTGTCGTCGTGACCATGATGATTTTGTTCAAGAGTCGAATGACGACGCACGCCTGGACGCAGCAAGTGAAGCAGCGGAAGATAAAGAATAAAAATAATATAGGGGGCTATATGAAAAAATCAGTAAAAATTCCAGTCCATCATTATGTGGAAATAAACAAAGTGATGACCGTTGATTCTCTTATTAAAAGAGTGCACGCAATAGTCAATAACGACCAGACGTACATCACTAACAAGAACGGTAAAACGTATATTGTGGAGGTATGGGCATGAGTCAAGCAGACCACGAACTCGATTTAATCATTGATGATGTCGAGTCAATAATCAGAAAACCAGCACCGAAAATCAAAACAGTAAAACCAAAAAAGGAATATACTAACGTGAATAAAGAAACATATCACAAGGCGAAGGCTCTTCATAAAGCCGAAATTCGCAAGTATCGCAAAGCAATTTTTGACTCTCACGTCAAAGTGTGGAAAACTATTTTCAAAGAAATTGGTGCTCGTCATCAATCAGGAAAATCAATCCGCAAGCACAAGCTGTTAAAAAAACAGGCGAAGATAACGTATAAATTAAGTAAAGTAAAGGAGTCATAGACATGGCAGGAACAAAAGCGGGCGGAAAATTGGCGGCACAGAAAAACCTAGCGAAGAACCCGAATTTTTATCGCGACATTGGTCGCAAGGGTGGATGCTTAGGACATACCGGTGGATTCGCAGCAAACCCAGAGCTTGCGCGTATCGCAGGAGCGAAAGGCGGTCATATTAGCCGTCGCAAACCATCAACAGTAAAAGGAGTATAATCATGGCACAAAACGAACTATTAGTAAAATTTGAAAAGAACCAGATGGCAATAGCCAAGCTGAACAAGCAAATTGAAAAAGAGGTCGGTCACCAAATCGAGAAGCGCGCGGAGCTTGAGGCACAAAACGCCGACATGCGCCAAGCAATTCTTGAGGCGATGGAAGCCAACGGTGTCACGAAGTTTGACGGTGATTTAATCACTATCACCTACGTCGCGCCGAGCAAGCGCAACACCTTTGACAGCAAGAAATTTGCCGAAGAGCGACCAAAGACCTACGAGAAATATCTCAGGGTTACAGAGGTCAAGGCGTCAATTCGTCTAAAAGTCAAGGCGTAATGAAAAAGTTCGCCAAAGAGTTCCGCATATCTGACGCGCCCCAGCGGTCGCCGAAATGGTATGCGGAGCGCGCCGGCATACCGAGCGCGAGTGGGCTAGGCTTTTTGTTTGACACGCTCAGGGACGGCAGAACACCAAGCGCAAAAGCAAAAAAGTATCTAAAGCAATTGGCTTTTGAGCGGAAATTCGGAGTAACATTCGAGCGATTCCAAACCAAACCGATGGCTGATGGTGTCTTTTTTGAGGACTTTGCCAAAGAGGTGTATAGGAGCGACACGGGCAACTCATTGCTACCGGCTTTTTCGTATGTATCGAGTTGGTTCATCGCGACGCCGGACGCTCAGGTGATAGATATCCAAGCGAAAAAAGGCTTGCTTGAGTGCAAGATTGTCGGCGACGAGACTTTTATGCAAATGATGGAAGACGGAGCGCCGATTGAACACGAGCTACAGACGCAATCGCAGTTGATGGCGAGCGGTTACGATTGGGTCGATTACAT